TTCTTCAATCACAGCTTCATATTTGTCTCGCTGTATTTCTAGTTCGGTTCTTTTATCCATTGTTGTATAATTTGATTAATCTCCAACGTAATGTGCACCGTAATGAGTACTATTTGAGTTGTAGTAAGCAGAAGCGGGAATACTGAGGTTATTGTATCCCTCATGTCTTGTAGCTTTAGCCGCTTTGTTCATTACCTCGTTTCTTTCTGATAAGAATTTATCCGTTCTTGCTTTCATGGCTTCCTGTGAGAAATTTTCTTGAAGTTTAGCAAGTCTCCAAGTAGCTTTCAGAACCTCTCCAAAAGTTTTTCCCTGCTTCTTGCCTGAATACTTATAGGTTCTATGAGCATTTCTCATTATTTCGGATAAATCAAATCGTTTCATGTCTGTCACATTTATAGAGTTTCACATTTGTTTTATCAATCAATTTTTGTATGTTTGTATGATTGATTGATTTATGATGCAAATATATTGCTATTTGACGATATTGCAAATCGAAATAACATTTTTATATCGCCATATGACAATATTTAACTTTTTAAGCAAGCTTATGGATACGTTAATAGACCGAATTAAAATGATTATTGAAGCAAAAGGATATTCCCCAAGAGCCTTTGCGATAGCAATAGGATTCAATTATTCAACTCTGAATAATTATTTAACAGGAAGAAGAAGCACAATAGATTCAGAACTCATCGAGAAAGCACTCACGTCATTTGACGACATTTCCGCAGAGTGGTTATTACGAGGCAAAGGTGACATACTCATTCAAAAAGAAGAAACAGAACCAGGAATGGACAAATTGAAAAGTATTGTATATACCATAGCCAATCTACAAGATGAGATTAACGAAAAAACAGTGCTTACCCAACGGCTTTTGGAAGAAAACCAAAAATTAAAGGGTGAACTGGCTATGTTGAAAAATGAACGAAATGTAGGATAAACTTATATACGTATGAAAAAAAGATTTTTAATACTATCCTTCTTATTTGTGCTTATATTTAATTCATGCTCTGATGACAGTATTAATTTAGCAGGAACAACATGGACTTCTGCAAAAGACTGGTACGGAAAAACTCGATTGTCTTTTGAAGAAGGCACTCCTTATTTAAGATCTTTTTTTGCTATATCTTTTGACTTGAAATCTTTCACAATATATAATGTTGCAGATGATAATGAGGATTTAGAATATGAATGGAAAGAAACGGTATCAGGTAAATACTCTATAAACGACAATATTGTGAATCTAATAGTAGAAAAAGACAATTTAACAATTCCCTGCGAAATAGAAAAAGATATAATGTATTACAGTAATACTAGAATGAAACTATATAAACAATAGAATAAATATTTTTTCAAATATGCGCCCAATTAGAACTGTACCCCCAAAAGATGAAAGAGAATATCCTTTAGTTATAACAGCTGAAGAAAAGGATAAAGTATTAAATTATATTTTGGTTATACCAGACCTTAGGATCAGTAAAGAACAATATGAAATAGTTTTAGAGGAGTTCAAAAATAGGAGATTTATTGACTATAAAGGATATGGTATTGAATATCTTACGTTGAATTTTGAAATATTCAATTTTGCAGAAAAAGGGGGATTCACTGTTGAAAGAGACTTATATATATTAAGTTTTGATACATTTCAAATGCAGCTAGAACGATTAGAAAAGGAGTTAAGCCCTGATACAGCAGCGAAAGTTGATGATGTTGTCGGAAAAGCCAAAAATATAACTGAACTACTGATAGGGCTCTCTGCTCTAGCTGAAAAAATGAATCTCTAAGATTTATTATCAGGATCAGTTAATAGGAACTCCAATATAGAAGCTGCACGAAGCAGTCTTGAAGCATATAGAGTTGCATCTGCATCCGGGTTGTATTGATAACGCCTAGTCTGAAACTTTTTAAAAGTAACAAAGCCACTAGACATATCATTAGCAAGTGTTTTCAAGCTTGATATAGTTTCTTTTACATTTTGGTCATAAGACATTTTTATACGCATACGAGCGGAATCATCCACTTTTGCACAACAATCGGGATAAAAGGCTGTTGCATTATCTTCTTTAGAAGATTGTTTTTTACTTATCCTTCTTAGGACATTTTTTAATAACGATTTCATAAACGCACTATTTTAGTTTGACAATGCGCAAATATAATATTTAAAGTAATATAAAATATGAAATATAGAAATCTTGATAGTACATAAAACATCAAATGGTCGAATTATGGTCGAACCATAAAAAAAAGCAGGACTATATAATTGATATACAGAATATACAACTAGATTTCCAAAAATGTGTCTAGTTTAGTTTTTGTGTTAATAGCTCCCTCGTCAGCGGACGAACTAGGGAGCTATTTTTATAATTGATATACAACAAACTATTAAATTCAAATCGAGCCCTTTCTTTCTTAATGAGTATTTATCATTGAAAGTTAAAACGTCACTTTTGACGTTATTTACATTGCCGCAACCGTACTGCGGCAATACATACTAATTAAATAGAATTTAAACATGGCTAATCTATTTATTTTATTACCAGTCATATTATATCAAAAGAAAACGAAAAAAAGTGGCTTGATCATCATTTGAATAAAACTGGAATCAAGTCACTTTTAAGACCTTCTGATGAAAATAAAATGTTTGCATACCAAATAAAAACGACTTTCTAAAGAAGGATTCGGAAGATGAAACAATACTACAAAAAACTTAAAATTTAAACAGCTAATTTTACTACTTGAATTTTAAATTAGGTTATTATAGAATTCACCATACGTTTCTCCCATATCTATAATATCAATGTCATTTATACGATAAGAAATCGAAAGAACATCTGGGTCATAATTAATATTTATACATTGATCTTTTTGTAACTTTACATGTTTTGAGAAAGAAGCAGATGTATTATATCTTGCATTTTTACAGCTACAAACATAAACATTATAAAATACATTAGAAAAAGCTTCTCGATATTCAAGTTCAACCCCTCCATTTCTATCAATATTACATGTTGTAATTGGAGAATCCATTCTATCATAAACTTCCTTTATAATATTCCACATTTCAATTGTTAAATGTGAGGGAATATTCCACTTTGTAGCATACTTGTTAAATGAAGACATACATTTTGCAGCACAACTCATCGCCTGTTCTTTATTCATAGCATTAAAATTTGATTTATTTTTCAAACGTACTAAATAGTTTCGTTATTAACAAGTTAAAGGACTTTTTTTATTCTATAACATGTGTATTCTAAATTTATACCAAGAATCTAACTTACTTTGTCATGGATTAGAATAAATCAAAGAACTATTTTCCATAGATTACAGGAATATTATTGCACAAAATATACATATTTTCCATAACTTTGCAGCGACAAAGGATCACACAAATGGAATATAGCGTAGAAGAACTAAAAAGTGCATTAATAGAGAAATGCAAGAGTGAAGGTATCCTGTATGCAACGGTTGCAATGGACCGTCGTACTAAAGAAATGATTCTTCCTGATACTTTACAAGGAGCTCTGAAACATCCGGAATTCTTCGTATGTACCTGCAAGAAAGTAAAAGACCAATATGTAGTGGAGGAGATTACTAAAGTGTAA